CATCAGCTACTATCTCAGTCACATATCTGTTAGTTCCGTCCTTTGCCTGGTAAGAACGCACCTGAATACGTCCAACTACACCAACCTGTGAACCTTTTCTCAGATACTGGCTTGCAGTTTCAGCCTGTCTTCCCCAGACAACTACCGGGATGAAGTCTGCATCATATCCACCCTGTGGATTTTTAAACCGTCTGTTTACTGCTACAGTAAAATTTGCCACTGCTTTACCTGTTCCAGTTGCCTTTAGTTCTGGATCTCTTGCGAGTCTCCCGACTATCATTGCTTTATTCATATCTATCTCTCCTACCCTTCAACAAATTCATTCAGGAAATCCTCAACTATATCATTTTCTAAATTGCTGTAATCTGTATCACGCTCTAAAGTAAAGTTCTTGCCAGCCTTCTTTGTATTAGTGAATATCTCTTTATACTTTCCTTCAAAAGTCTTCAGGTAGTTATTAGGCTTGATCAACCAATCAAAGTCAGCTATCCAGCCCTTATCGTTTTGCCCTTTCATGAATTTGCTGGCATTAATGTTATTAATCACAGTTTCAAAACTATCTTCACCATGCTCTTTAATTCTGGCTGATAGCATAGATTTTCGTTTATTTGACATACTGCAGATATTTTTTAGATGACAATTACTGTTCCATTGCTCCATTAATCCTTGATAGTTAATTTTGGACGGACCGATGGCATCATCTTTTGGGGATACGTCAGTATCCCTTTTATTGTTTTGTTTAGTTTTGTTTTGTTTATTTAATGTGGTCGTTTCGCTGTTCGTTTCGCTGTTCGGTTTGCTATTCGCTTTGCTGTTCGTTTGCTTATCGTTCTGACTACCGTTTTGCTGTTCGTTCACTTGTTCATATAGAACAGGTAGAGAATATTCACTTGCAATTTTCTTGTTTTTGCCTTTCTTATAAATGATTAATTCAGCCGCTGCCAATTCGTTTCTTGCTCTTTGCAAAGAACTCAAATTCAAACCGCTCTTGCTTTGTAGAACTACGTTCGCTGCCTTGAAAGACCTACTCCACGCACATTTATTGTTGACCTGCAACAACGCACAATATAATGAGATTGCGTTTGCCGATAATGGTTCGGTTTCAAGTCTGGTGTAAAATTCATTAAGCTGCTTAATATAATTCATTATTTACTGCCCCTTTATAGTGATCTCTATTCCCTCAACTTCCGAAGGTTCTTTTGTCACTGTTCCCTTAATAATCAGGCGGTCATCCGGATAAGCTACTTTATTGAGGCTATCCAATACCGCCTTTAAATAATTATCTACGTCTCCGTCTTTACCCATTGGTGTAGACTTACCTTTGAGGTAGCATTTGACTGCTACCTCAATATTTTTATTAAAATACATGTCCTTGCACTGTCTTCTGTATTCCCAAATGACTAAACTCTTAAAATCACAATACCGTCTGTAAGCTTTGTCCTTAAATTTCTGTTTCTGGGTCGTTCTAACATAGGGTATCGGTCTTCCTTCAATACTAAATATCGCTGTCTTTTGCTTCATCAGCTGTCACATCTTCTGCATCATTGATGGTGTATTCCACTTCAAGCTCTATATCATCATGCAAGCTGTCTTCTTTAGCAGTAATGGTATGTTCATCAACTGCAACTGCACGTTGGAAATCTGTCTTAATCGGTGCATATTTCAGTACCTTTTTAAGCACGGTTTTCTTGGCCATTTCATCAAAGTTGGTTTTCCATGGTGAATAACTTGATTTAAAACCCTGACTGTATTTCTGTGCATGTTGCTTAATATCTTCAATACTCATGACTTCAAATCCATAGCCACCATTTTGCAGTTTAAATACTGCATATACATACTCTAATTCTCCACGATTATTTTTAGCAGGCTTATGCTTAAGTACAGGCTCTAGACCAAGCTCATAGTCAAAGTTATCATTAGCGTATACGCAATATGCTTGAATACTGGCCATATCCCCACTTCTGTATGCCAGGTCAATTAAACCTTTATATCCTATCTGGAACTGACACTCTGTAATGCCTTTTTTCTTATTTTTAAATGGAATCAGATATGCCTGACCTAATGGTGTATTAGGTTCCAAGCCCAATTGTGCAGCCTGCATCAGAGAGCCTAAGAAGCTGTTTCTGTCACACTGCATTAATTGCGGATTTGCTGATAACGCAGTCAATGCTATCCTTGTAAATCTTTCAGGAGTAATGACACTGGGCAGAGCCTTTTCAAACTGCCCAGCCATTTGCTGTACATAATCCTTTAATGTCGGTGTTCTTTTCTGCTTTGCTGCCTTATTAGCTTGCTCCTTAATCAATCCCTGTTGATTGACATCTTTTTTAGTAGTTGTAGCCATAATTAGCTGACCTCCTTAATGGTTAGTGTTCTGGTATTCGATTGTTTTAGATATTGTTGGTAAATGGAAGGTTGTTCCTTTTTTAATTTCTTAGTATCAATTCTGTTTGATACTCTATTCTTCCACATGATTTGGTAGTCATTAGTAAAGCCTAATGCAGCTTCACCCAATGATCCTTTGATTTTGTTTTCTAAGAATTTCTTTTTATTGTCTAGTTCCTTTATTTGCTCTTTGACATTAATTAGACTTTTAATACTGTTTTCCTTCCCATATAAAGCTTTTTCTTGCTCATTATCAGCTTCAGGATATAATTCCTTGAGTAATTCACCATCATTTTCAATAGGATCCGGTGCTTCCTGTTTCATTATGTTTTCTTCCCAGAAGCATTTTTCAATTTCAATTAATGCTGCAATATCATCTTCATTTCGTTCTATTTCAAACCAATGAAATGACCTGCCTAATACTAATACAGCCAGGTACCATTTACTGTATCCGGTAACGGCCATATAGTGCTGGCACTGGCAGTAATAATAATCAGGGATATTTCCACCTTCAAAATCAGTCTTATTAAAAGCATTGGTGGTCTTACATTCTAATCCGGCTTTAATACCCACAATTGCCTTATCTATATTGGCTCTCATAAATGGATTTTCTTCACTGATTAATATGGCATTCTTATTCCTGGTCTTCAGTTTAGTTTCTTCTTCAAACCGTTTAGCCACATAATCTTCTAAATCCCTGCCGATTCTCATAGCTTCATTATCTTCAGTATCTTCAACTAGTCCCATCTTATCTGCATAAACAGATAAAGGACTGCTGTATGCTGATAATCCAACCAGGGCGGCGGCATCAGAACCGCCTATCCCTTTCTTTCGTTCTTCAAGCCAGTCTTCCCGACTCCAGTTATTGATATATATTTCTTTCATAATATCCCCTGTCTCATTTCTTTAAATCTCACTTCTTCATAATCATCATCCGGCTCAACTGGGTATTCTGCTTCTGTTGCACTGTCATCCATACATTCAGCGCATATGTCCTTACTGTCTATATCATAATAAGTATCCCCTGGTAATATTCCCCCACCGCAGATTGAGCAGCATAAAGCTGGCTCAACTTCCGGAGCATTAGGACATCTCGGATGGCAGGGATCCTGCCGACATTCTATACACATTTTATTTGTCCTCCGTTCATGAAATTCAATCACTTTTATAAAATTTACTTGCCATTTTATTACCTGCCTGCAAATAATTTGATACTTTTCCACGTCTATGGTAAAATTATTTTAGACGTTTTTGTGTGCCCTGTTGAGGACAGCCATCCTTGCAGGGCCTTTTCCTTTTAAATTCTTAAAAATTTGGTTTTTATTCTATTCCATGATATACTTATACTGTTAAATCGCTTTGCCTTTTAGAGTGCCAGCTCTATTGGGCATTTTTTATTTGACTATTTCCCACTGCTATGGTAGGATAGTTGAAACTAGTCTGTTGCCTTGAAGTGAAGCCCTGCTCATTCGAGGCTTTTCTTATTTTCTCCAGTCGCATTCTTCTGCGTCTTTCTTCCATTCGTTTCCGTTGTTTTCTCCTTTCAATTACCAATCCGACCAAAACTCCTATTGAGATCAATATGAACAGCCATTCACCGCCGACAGCCCAATAGCCTCGTTGAAGATAGGCACCATATATCATTAATAAATTAATTGGTATTGCTGCTATTATTATTTTGTTCATCTACTCACCTCCGATGGAACTCTTTAATATGTCTTTTCTGTATAGCAACACGCGACTGATGATTCACATATTCCTTATCACCTGAACAATAAGGACAGGAATAATCTTTTTCATTTGTATGTTCCGATACGTTCCACTCACGTCCGCATTTTCTGCATCTGATTCTCATACACACCTCTTATATATAGAGCTTTTCTTCGAAATAACGCTTGCTTACCTTGCCCGATATAGTAATCTTGCCCATTTCTTCTAACTCAGAATTTAAGCCTTTGATAATGACATATGCATGACTAGTTGAACACATCATTATATTTGCTACTTCTTCTGCGGTATAATACTTAGGCTCCAATTTCTTTACTTTTGGCTTTGCCATTTCATCACCTCCACACTTCTGCTGAAAACATCAGGTTAAAACCTGTCTGTATCTGTTCTTTCACTTCTGACATAATCCCGTGCCAGATATCCGATTCATGATGATCTATCACATCATCATATGTAATTCTCTGCAGTTCTCTGTAACAATCCATCACGTCATTGGTTTCTTTTGTATACCTAAGTGCCTGACTTGATATATTATCTAATGACAATCCGGGTAATATCTGTTTGCCTATTTCTGTCTGCTGTAAGTGCAGGTATCCGAGCGGTGTGAATTTATAAACACTGATCATGTTAAGCACTATGTCATCCTTAGGAATTACTTTACCGCCTTCATATCCTGCCAATGCTCTGACTGATATATATAATTGTTCAGATGCCTGTTCCTGCGTTATTCCTGCATACTCACGTGCATACTGGTATATGTTACTGCACACTTCCTTCATTCTATTTCACCCCCTTTTCAACTATAATTTAGATAGAAACAATCAATACCACCTCACAATTCTTATTCCTCACTAATCCAAACCTCATAATTCTTATTATCTCTTCTTTTCTCAACAGCACCCAACAAGCAGCCGACATGATGAAAACTTTAGGGGGTGTTTCCATGCCTTGGGGAAATACATGTCGACTGCCAGGTGAATGCTGTTAACGAATTTTTAAATTGATTTTTTAAAGTCAAAAATTTATAATGAATATATATGAATAAAAGGGGTCTAACATGCTAACAACAAATTCAGAAAACACTTTGAAATATCTTATTGATTATAAGTTGACAAACCAACCAATAAACAATGTGACTATTACTCAAATCTATCCAATCTCTTTGGAAGATTCACTTGAAATAGTCGCTGAATTAATTGCATATGGCTTAGTTAATGGTGAAGTCTTGAAAAATAAGTCCATCATTTATAGTGTCACTGATAATGGATTAAATTATTTCGAACAAGCCAATACTGCTTTTGATATTCAAAACTTAGCTTTTCAAAATTGATTAATATGATTTGAAGTATTAAAATCATATTTTCAAACTATCAACCCCTATATAATCTCATGTATTCATTCCCATTTTTTTCTTATTAAGTGATTTAATTGTTTTAAATACTGATACTGCCTACCCCGCCTCTCTGTGCTCTTGCTGCTCATGCAATACAGTTTCTTCTTCTATTAATCTTTCAATAGGCACATCTAATGCTTTTGAAAGACCAACCAGTGTACACATTTTTAGTTCCTTTTGTCGATTAAAATTTTCAATTTGGTTATATGTACTTTCAGACATTCCCAACTTTTCACCAATTTGTTTTTGCGTAATATTCTTTTCATTTCTTAAAGTTTTTAGATATCCTCTCATTTTTGCCACCTCTTTTCTTGACGTTTTGTAAAATTATCACCATAATACACCCTGATTTATGTAATGTCAAGTTTTTTCTTTAAGTTTTGTCAAGTTTTGTTTACTTTTCACTTTGTAAAGTTTATTATTGAATTAATAAGGAGGTGTCTTATGAATAGACTACGAATACTACGAAAAGAAAAGGGCATGACACTTAAGAAATTAGCAGATATTTTCGGCGTATCAGAAAGTACAATGTCAAACTATGAAACTGGTAGAAGACAACCAAGTGACGATTTTAAAATTGCAGTCGCAAAATATTTTGACGTATCAGTTGACTATTTGATAAGCAACACCGACATCCGCAAACCAATAAAAAACATAAAAACACCACCTGTGCCATACGGTGACCAACCGGGTGTTATAATTAATGTACTTGGCAAAATTGTAGCAGGAGATGCATTAGAAGCAGTGGAGTACATTATAGGACACGAAGAAATACCAATAGAATTAGCAAAAACAGGAGAGTTTTTCGGACTCCAGGTGACTGGATCCAGTATGGAACCTAAATTCATTGAAGACGATATTGTTATCGTAAAAAAACAGTCTTACATAGAAAGCGGCGATATTGCTGTTGTTCTGGTTAATGGTGAAGAGGCGACGCTAAAAAAAGTAATCAAGCAGGAAAACGGAATTATGCTGGTTGCAACTAATCAGGATGTTTATCAACCTAAATTTTACAGTAATGATGATATTGAAACATTACCTGTTGAAATAATTGGTAAGGTTGTGGAATTAAGAAGAAAGTATTTTTAAAATTAAAGTAAGATAAAAACAAAGGTTTTGTAAGTTATTAGAGTTTACTGGTGAAGAAGTTAGAGTTATTGGAAAAGTAATAATGTAAAGACAAAATATTACAGTAGTTGGTCAATTTTCCCCTTATTTAAAAAGTATAAAATAATATTGAATTATATTTTTGGGGGGAGAACTACTTATGTCAAAAAAAGAAATTAAAAAAAAAGCTGATAAAAAAAAATCAAAATTCAAAAATTATTTTAATAAGTTAATATCAAATGATTTTCTAATAATGGTATTATTGTTTTCTATTGCTCTAACTATTATTTTATCAAACTATTGTAAAGTAATTTATGAAGAATGTACAAGTACTGAAACATTATTTACATGTATCATTATTACGTTAAGTATATACATTATTCAACACAATGTTTTAAAAAATGAAGAGAAAAACATCGATGATATTGATTGTCTATATAATAGTTTTTTATTTTATTTTAAAAAGACAAATGATGAATACCACGGTATCAAAAAATTATATATTTATCATAATCGGTTATGGGGAGATGTAAACTACACACTTTTTTATATTATTATAATTATTATTATTGCTGTACCAATTTATTTCCTTATTCCTGATTTCTTATATTTATATGTTTGTTTTGTTTTCATAAACGTTGTCTTCCTTCCCATTTTTATTATGCTATTGTCAGCATTCTGTTGGGGCATTAATAACAAACTGATAAGCATTAAAGAAGAATTAGCTGCTTTTTCAAAGGATAATTTAATCAAATTTG